TTGAGGAGTCCCTTAACATTCTCAAGGAATACATATGGGATTCTTTTACTACGGAGGATTCGGCAGATTTCAAAAAAGAGTGTACCTCGTGTATCTTCTGTGCCGAATCCTGTTCTTCTGCCAGCAACCGAAAAAGTTGCACACGGAAATCCTCCAACGAGTAAGTCGCAATCGGGGATTTCATCAGGCTGAATTGTTCGGATGTCTCGTCCATCTGGAATGTCCTTGAAGTTGTGTTCATAGATGCTTCTAGCCTTTTCTACAATCTCATTTGACCAGACGCATTCATGCCCAGCCCTTTCGAGACCGAGCCTGAATCCACCTATGCCAGCAAAAAGCTCAATAAATTTCATTTCTTATTTTTTGAGCCTACGGGACGACCACGCTTTTTAGGAACTGGAAATGTCACAACCGATTTAGTCTTCGGTGCTTTAACAGATTTATCTGATGCCCACTTGTAAATGCTTTTAGCAGTTGGCTTTTCTTTTTTTGCTGGTTCCCAACCTTCCAGTTTGGCAATGCGCCCTCGCAATGCTGAAATTTCTTCCAACAAAAATTTGATATTGTTAAAAATCTGGGCTTTTTCTTCGTTGCTGATAAACATAACTACTCCTTAGAATGGGACATCTTCGTCCAAGTTGGTTAAATCGGTAACTGGCTTTGATACAACTCCACCAGCAAGCTTTTTGTACTCAGGAGATTCCTGAATCTTTTTCTTTAATCCATCCGACAAAGAATCAAATAAAGATTGATTAAAAGTTTCAGGCTCAAGAGAAACGCTAACAATTGGGTTTATGCCGTCTGGCAGACCATTTTTCTTAATAGCTTGTGGTACTGGTGCAACAGTTTTAATGTTTGCGTATGTTTTTTGATTCTTGGAGCTGGTCTCATGCACAACAGTAACCATGCACCATTTATCCAACAGGGCGGTTATATCAAAGCCTGAGAGCTCTTGTAGGGTAAAAGGCTTATTGCGCCATGCTTCTAGTAATGCACGCAATGTAGCCTTTTCTGATAACGACAAGGTGTAGTTACCAGAAACCATCAGAGGCTTTCCATCAGCGGTAGCCAATGGGTTACCTTCATCATCCTCACCATGCAGTTCCCAGCTGATAAGGATTTTGCGAAGTACATTGCCATAAGAGTTCTGGTGAGAACCCAAATCAACAATGCGGTAACAACGAGCTAGATGGTTTCCAGCTGGAGCCAGTTGAAAGTCGGTTCCTCCACTTGATGATGCGATGATAGCCATTAGTTTATCTTTCCAAAAATATTGCCAAAGTCAGCAAAAACATCCTGAAGGACTTGCTGTGAGTGGCATGGTTGCTTGGGTTTACCGCATTCAAATCGTATGATTTCTAAATCTTGAGCGGTTGCTTGATTTGACTCTGCACGCTCTAGAGCCCGTTCTAAAAGGAACTCTCGCTCCTGTTGTGCGTGAAATGCTTCTGCGTCCATCATAATTTTCTCCTTAACGACACCATGTCGTAAATAGATATTAACATAAGAAAATATAAATGCATTAGTATTTTTACCTATACGAATTAAATAGTCGTATGATAAATTGTGTTACAGTAGAAAAAAAGAAGGAAATTTATGAACCCGATTGACGCATTAAAACTAGAATTTGGTGAACTGCAAAAGCTTGCAGAGCCTTTAGGTGTAAGCCGTGAAGCGATTTATCAGTGGGTAAAAATTCCCCACAAACATGTTAAGAAGATTTGCGATTTATCAGAAGGTAGACTTACTGCTGAGATGTTGCGCCCAGACCTATTTGGGAAGTAACAATGAATTTCTATCCATTTCACATTGGTGACTACATTAGTCACACAAGCCATCTTTCCGATGAAGAAGACTTGGCTTACAGGAGAATGATTGACCTTTATTTTATGACTGAACAGGCGTTGAACGACAGTTCAACAGTAGCGAGACGGATTCGTGCTTCTGTTCAAACAGTAGAGACAATCTATGCAGAATTCTTTGAATTAGGGGATGATAATTTGTGGCATAACAAGCGAGTTGAGGAAGAAATTGCAAAGTTCCGCAACCGTCAAACCCAAGCCAGTAAAGCGGGGAAAGCATCAGCTGAAGCTCGGTTAAACAAGCGTTCAACTCCCGTTCAACCAACCAGAACCAAGAACCAGAACCAGAAGAGTATAGAAACTCCCAAAAAAGCTTCCAAATTAGGGGTGGTTGAGTTGCCATCTGAGTGGAAAGAATTCTGTAGTAAGGAAAGACCTGAGTTAGAACCCCAGAAAGTTTTTGAAGCATTTAGGGATTATTGGATTGGAGTTGCTGGAGTCAAAGCAGATTGGTTTGCTACATGGAGAAATTGGGTTCGTAAAGAATCTGTCACCCCTACAAACAAAAAGGTTGTCAGTGCAGGGTCAAGTCTGATGAAAGGGGTTACATATGCTCGGACATAAACAAATTATTTCGTTGCGTAGAAACAACAGTAAACCAAAAGGCGTATTTTTCTTTGCTAGACCTGAACCTAAATTTAAGAAAGATTGGCAAAACCCTGAGTACAACATTGTTCGTGGGGAGTTACCCGATGTCTATGCTGGTGATAGTTCTGCAAAGAAAGCAGATTTGACATGGGTTAGAGGGTTAACCATTCACCTTATTGCGGATACCAAAGAAGACTTTTTGGAGTGGTGGATAGCACTTGTAGAGGCAAAACCAAAACTATTATTGGGAATCGATTGGGATGGAGAACTAAACGAATGGAGAGCGTAATTGAGTTTGATGACATTAATTGGGAGCTTTATGAACAAGAATCAGCACCAAGTAGAAAAATTAAAGAGAAATCCTTTTACTCTGAAGAGGTTAAAAAGTATTTTGAAGGAGGGCTTATCAATCGTGGCTCTCATCTTCCTTGGGATGTTCATGGTTTGTTTGTCGGGCTCAGACCTTCAGAGGTTTCTGTTTGGGCAGGAATTAACGGACACGGTAAGAGTCTTTTGCTTGGGCAATGTGTTTTGTCATTAATTGACCAAGGTCAAAAATGCCTTATTGCAAGCTTTGAGATGCGCCCAGAGATTACTTTAGCTCGTATGGCTAGACAAGCTTCTGGTATGCGTGTTCCCGCACCCTTGTCTTTACAGACTTTTAATGACTGGAAAAAAGACCATTTGTTCTTACTTGACCATCATGGCATGATAGATGCCGACGCTATGTTGGCTGTTTGTCGTTATGCTAGCGCTGAGCTTGGGGTTCAGCATATTGTAATTGACTCATTGATGAAATGCGTCAAAGGAGAGGATGACTTTAATGGTCAAAAAGATTTTATTAATGCATTGTGTTCTATCGCTCAAGATACGGGTATGCATATACACTTGGTTCACCATATGCGAAAGGGCTCTGACGAAAAGCATTTGCCAGGCAAGTTCGACCTCAAAGGTTCTGGCTCAATTACAGACCAAGTTGATAATGTGTTTATTGTCTGGCGTAACAAAGCTAAGGCAATTGAACGACAAGAAACTGGTTCAACTGATGAAACGGTTGGCGACGCTTTCTTAGTGTGTGAAAAGCAACGCAATGGAGAATGGGAGGGTCGCATCCCATTGTGGTTTGAAAGCGACAGTCAGCAGTATGTGGGGCAATTACATGGACAAATCAAGCTTTACTTACAGTGAGGAGTTTCGTCACCAATGTGAGGTGCGATTTATTTTGAATGAAAGACGATTACGAGGAAAAGAATGGCTACGACAATTTCTAAACAACCCAAAAGTCCAAAAAAGAAGGTGGAAGCTGGAGCAGGACATCCTAAGCCAGTGGAGCAGAGGGAACAGGGGGAACATACCAAACCTGTGGCTATAGAGCCTCCTCCTCGCCTTCCTACAAGGGAGGAACTAATGCTTATCGGCAAAGATTACGAGTTGACCGATATGATTTATGGCAAACCAACACCTAAAGAATCTTTTGATTCGGATGTGTTACCAGAATCTACTGGTGAATTGGGGGGTGTCACCAATACTTTGCAATTGTTTATCAATATGTATCAGCCTGGTGAGCTTGTATCCAAGCGTACATTCCGTGAATTACTCCTTAAATGTTTAAAAGAATGGGCAAAAAAACATGGCTGAAATGAATGATTTTCAAAAAAGTTTTTTAATTGGTACGCAAGGCGGTTCTTTGTTTACTCAAAAAGAGTTTGACGATGCACTAGCTGAAGCCAAAGCTGAAATCATGGCTATGGCTATCGAGGCAAGTCGTACAGCTGTGATGATGGAGCGGGAAGCTTGTGCCAAGATTGTTGACGAATCTTATGCTACGACTTCTCCAAATGAGCCTATACCTGCTGATTGGTTGTTAACTCTAGCCGAAGAAATTCGTAATCGAATTCCCAGTCAGAGAGCCCAGTAATGTACGCTAAGCGAGTTGATGCCAATCACGCAGTAATCAGGGAAGCGTTTAGAGATATGGGAGCCTCGGTGTTTGATAGCAGTTCTATCGGACGAGGGTTTCCAGACTTGGTAGTAGGTATCAACAACCGCACAGCCCTAGTTGAAATTAAAAGTCACAGCAAGGCTCGTTTTACCGAAGACCAGCTCGGTTTTATGCAGAACTGGAAAGGTGGAACAGTTTACAGAATCGAAGATGTCGACCAAGTTGAAACTTTAATCAAATTAATGAAAAAGAAATGAAACGATACCCTCCTACAACTCCTGAAAATATCAATCCATATGAGGCTATGGATTTCTTGCGTGATAACGCAGGTGAAGCAGGTAGGCTCAAAGGCCAAGTGTATGTGTTAACAGAAATGCGTAAGACTGTTAAAGCCAAGCTGATGATGCAGGCGGTAGACGCTCGCTCAGAAGCTGCTAAAGAAACTTATGCTTACGCTCATCCCGATTTAGAAGCACATGTAGTAAAAACTGGTGAAGCTATCTCTGAATGTGAGACGCTTCGTTTGTTAATCTTAGCGGCAGAAGCCAAACTAGAAGCATGGCGTTCCCTAGAGGCTACCGCTCGAAATGAAGTGAGGTTAAGCCAATGACATGGAATTTGAGACTTGTATCAATGCGTGACCCTGAAGATGATGAGGATGACAACTACATTGAAATTAGGGAGGTTTACTATGACATTATGGGTAAACCGATGGGACACTGCCCAGCCCCTATTGGGGGTAAAGATTTAGAAGAAATTGAAACTTACATCAAATGGGCTTTGGATGCATTAAACAAACCCGTTCTTTCATTTGGAGTCAAGCGTGAAACTTGAAGTTAAGATAATTAAGGAGCATAAAGATGGTTCAGCCGATGCTGAAGTTAATTTTGACAAACAAGGACTCGAAACGCTCGTTCAATGGGGGCTGGTCAGTTTGCTTACCTCGGCAATTGATGTCTACTCCACTCAATCTAAAAAGCCAGTTATTACACAAACCAAAAAAAGTCTAATAACTAAGCTTGCTGACAAGCAAAAAGCCATTATTACTAAGAAAGCCAAGAATGTACCGAAACGAAAAGCTTCTTAGAGCTGTAGCGCAAATGCCTTGCCAGCTATGTGGTTTGGAAGGGTCAACTCAAGCGTCTCACAGTAACCAGCTGAGGGATGGCAAAGGAAGGGGTCTAAAAGCCCACGATTACCGCATTAGCGCCCTTTGTTTTAAATGCCATGCTGAGATAGACCAAGGAGCCAAACTCCTTAAGGAGAGGCGTATAGAGCTTTGGGAAGAGGCTCATCGTAAAACTATAGGCAAGTTGTTTGAGGATGGGTGGTTAGAGGTACAAAAACATCCATATTAGGGAAACTCCTAATAAAAAAGATTGCACAACTGGATAATTTATGCTCTAATGGAGTCACTGCATCGGGCAGTTAGATAAAAGGAGAAGCAAATGTTAAGACTAGGAAGCGGTACAGGAAGCGTTTTCAATCATTTGGATAGCCGTTCTGTTAAGGGTGAGCCTGCACCTTATGTTGGAATGGGTGCTACAACCTTGCATTGGACTGACCGTCATGCATGCACAATCCATAAAGTTGAAGAAATCCGTGGCGTAATTTACATTACTATCACAAATGACATCGTTAAACGGACAGATACCAACGGTATGTCCGAATCACAAAACTATGAATACGCCCCAAACCCAGAGGGTTATCCACTAATTTTTAAGAAACATCCAGAAACAGGTTTTTGGAAGCAATGTGAGTACAACGCTGGTACTAAGCGCTACAGACAGTTACGACATGGCTGTGGGCTCAAAATTGGTGTGCGTGACGAATATTACGACTATAGCTTCTAACAAAAGGGGGTACGCCCCCCAGAAAGGTTACCTATGTGGTACGACAAAGAGCAACAAGCGTCTGAAGCTTATTGGAAAGCTCAGGCTAAATTTGAGAACCGTCAACGGATGTTGGACAAGGGTTGGGGAGATGTTCAACAGACAGAGAAGAAATATTCCGATGAATGGTGGCAAGGCGTGGTGGACTTCAATAAACGAGGGCAAGAATAAATGAATGCAAAACAAATAGCTGATGAATTGGAAAACATTTATTGGATACAGGGCGATGGAAAAGGCAAACCATTTCAGCAATATGCAGACTTTGT